TTCTGTTGAGGCCGCGCCGTAGGCTGTCGAGAGCTTGTAGTAATCCACCCTCCTGATCCCGCTCCCGCCAACGGCAAGCGGCAGGAAGGGGCCGTAGTTGTTCGCCGCAACACCGCTGTGAACAATACGGGTTGCGAGGGGCGTGTTTGCCGCGCCTGTGACGTAAGAGACGGCAGCGCCAAATTGCTTGGTAGCGCCGGGGGCCGCGCTGGCGTCGGTGTATTCGGTCCCGGTTGAGGCGGTCTGGTCCATAACCGGCGTGCCGGTCGAGTTGGAGCCAGAGCGCGACTGTTCCACGACATAGGCGCGAAGCCCGACACCATCGGCATAACGCGACGGCGTGACCGTAATCGTATTGGTGCCCGACCCTGCGTCTGTATAAGCAACATAGCTGGCCGCAACCGCGTTTGCATGGGTCGTCGCCACCTTCGACGTGGTCGAAGAAATGCGGCACAGATAGAAGACATCGGTGCTGTTGAGCCCGGTCGGAAGCGCGCCACCAGAGTTCGAGAACTTCACCGTGGTATAGTGGGTTGCCGATCCAAAGTCGTTGGCGTGTGTGAGCAAAAGGCCCGTCGACGATGAAGCCGTGAAGGTGTTCGAGTTGATGAGCGTCTGGCGCGTCGTGATGAGATTGCTCACAAGCGGGTAATACATCACAACGTCAACCAGGACCGCCAACCCCGGAACCGAGGTCGCAACGGACGAATAGAAGCCCATATTGAGAACGTGCTTCGTGTCGGTTGAAACGTCGCCGCCGTGCCAAATACCGGGGCCTGCGCCAAGGGTAGCCGTTCCGTTGCGGTCAGTCGGCGTCTGCGCCACCAGCGTGGTTCCGGGCCACGTCATTGCGGCGGGCGAGCCGGGCAACGCAAAGCAGTCATTGAACGAGCCTGTGCCCCACGCGGCGGTCGCTGCTGACTGCTTGGTCCAGTCCTGTCGCCAGAACTTGCCCGCACTCAACTCGCTCGTCAGGTCGTCAATGGATGAAAAGCCGGGCATATTGTTAAATCCAAATGAATGATAATTCTGCCATCATGTTCGTCGGTGTCGCGCCAACCGTGCCACGGTAGATCATGCCAATATATGAACCATCATCGATCGGAACTGGGCGCAGCTTGTCGCGGAAATAGTCAACCTCGACCGGCGTCCCGACCTCCTGCGTCGAGATAACGCCAAGCGGTTTCACAATGACTGCCGCGAATATCCCGCCGACACCCACATCAAAGTTGAAAGACGTGATGGCTTTGCAGCCATTAGGGCACATGATGTAGGGCGACGGCAGACCGAACGCTGTTACCGCTACCGCGTCCGCTGCCGTGAGAAGCGTCCCGGCGGGGACATCGTGCTTGGTCTGAATATCAGAAATGGTGACGGCGTTGTCGTCCTTGTCCTGGTAGACAATCGTCGTCGCGCCTGTGGTGCCGGTGCCGCTACCCTGACTCACCAACATGATATGGCAATTGGCCCCGCCATATCGGTTGGTCTGGTTGTTTACCGTCTCTTGAAACCCGCCGTCGCCGTCAATGAATGGGTAGTACATGACGGCATCGTGGATGTGGGCCGTGATCTGCCCGACCGATGTGGATGGCGGGACAAGCATCGCCCTATGGAGATATTTCTTATAACCCGCCGCCTCGATTGCCGGCCCGCATTGGATTCCGTCGTTTGACGCCAGTAGGGCGCTCGTCAACGGTGTGGCTGCGTAGTAATTGGCAACCGGAACGCCGGCCGCATAGGACAGGTCTTGCCAGTATCCCGCGACAGACACAGGCCCGGCCCGACGCAAAAGCCCGGTCCAATGCCGACCCGCGTCATACGCCGCGCCTACGTCGCGAAACGATGTGATCGCCATTGCTTATCGCCCGGAGGCTACCTGGCTTTCGCCCGTTGCCGTGGCCTTGAGGTTGGCAATGATCGGCGCGTTACACTGGCAATCGCGCGCGAGGTAGCCATTGCGGAACGTGGCGGGCTTGCCGCACGCCTTGCATTCGTATGTCGTCACGGTCAGGTCTCCGTCACATCCAGAGCGCCGGCCGCGAACTGCGGCTGAATGCCGTTGGCGACCGCAAGCGATGAGGACAGCGCCCCGGCATACAACACTGACCCGGCGCCGCTTGATGCCGTGCCGATGGCAACGTGGGTAACAGTCGCGCCGGATGCGCCACACTGGGGAAACTGGATCAGCGCCGCATTGGCGGTCGCGCCACTCGAGGGAACGTCCCAGCCCGACGTGGTGCGGACCACGGCAATTCGGGTGTAATTGGTGTAGATTGTGCCTTCGTTGGTAAGCTGGCTGCCTCCGACACCTGGGTCGCCTGTATGAAGGGACACATAGAGATTCCCGAGCGGCGACGAACCATCATTCTCCGCAATGTCGGCCCATGCCGTTGCGTTGAAGATCAGCGCCAGGATGGAATTACAGGTGGCTGTCGATTTGGGCATGACGACTCCGATTTAATTCGCGGCGCTCACTGCGTCTCGTAGCTTGCGGCGCGGCCTTGGGCGTCGCGCTGGACTACGATGCGCCTTGGATTGGCCTTTTCGGCCGCCTCCTGGTCGCGAAAGGTCTTTTCGAGTTCCATTTGCTCGCGCTTCAACTGAAGCTCTTCGCGCTTCAACTGCATTTCCTGATCGAACTGCTCTTTTTGAAGGGCAACTTCGCGTTCCTTCAGTGCGGCGAGCGCGCTGGCGACTTCCGGGCTGGCATCGCTTCGGCTCGGGCCGGCGTCTCGTGTGCGCCTTTCCGGACCGTCCGCCTTTTCCCTGGCAACCCCGCCCTCGGGCTTCGTCACCTGATCGGCGAGTGCGGCGGCTTTGATTTCTAGTTCGGCGTTCTTCTGTGCGATCTCGATCGGGACGGCCGCCGCTTCGGCTTCGGTCTTGGCCGCGCTCGCCATAGCGCCCCGAACCTCGGCCTCGGCACCAGCAACCTCCAGCGGGCTCGGCTCCTGCGGCTGGGGCATCAGCGAGTCAACATCATCCACCCCGATCGCCAGATAGTAGCGGCGCAGGATCTCTGGATTGGGGTTGATCTCGTATGTCGCGAACAAGGCCTGTGCCCGCGCCATGCGCTGCATGTCGGTAACGACACGAGGATCAGCCGACGGGCATATGTCGTAAGCGTCCGGCTCATAGTCGGCCTTGGCGATTGCCTTCGGCGTGTCAAGGACCGTGAAATAGGCTTCGTCCTCAAGGTGCTCCGAATTGAGCCGGTAGAGCATTTTGAATTCGGCCTTCAGCCCGCGGTAAATCCGCTTGTAGATGGCCGTGAATATTTTCATGCCCTGTTCGATCAGGGCGAGCGTGGTCGTCGCGGTCTGGTTCTTGCTGCCGGAATCCCCGGTCATGATGTCCTGAACGGCGGTGATGTCCTTCGCCGCGCCGATCATGAGGTCGAGCAGGCTGAATGACACCGCGCTCGGGCCGGGATGCTCGAAATTGTAGATGGCATCCCGAAGCGCGCCGCCCGTATGATCGACGGTAACGTACTTGCCGATCTCCTGGCGAATGATGCCCTTCTTGAGCCTGATGCCGGAACCGATGAAGCCTCCGCCCGCGTTCTGTAGCGTGCCGGCGTCAAGCATCTGGTTGATGACGGTGTCGATCGAGGCGCCGATGCTTTCCAGCAGGCGACCAAAGCCGATGTCGTAAAAGCCGCCCTTCGGGTCCGGGATAAACCCGTACTTGACGAAATAGTCCCGCTTGGCGATGCGCAGGACCTTGTTACCGTCCATCTTCACGTCGTCCTGAGCGTCGTTGGCGACGATGCGGACGACCCGGTTCGTTTCCTTATGAACCGTGACGATGTAGGGCTCTGCTAGTCCGTCATCGTCCAGATCAAGATAACGGTGCTGCTCGATGAAGTCGTGCGGGGCGTCCTTGTCGCCCTCGGCCGAGGCCGGCTCGCCGAGGTCCACGTCAAGCCAAAGGCCGGCGCGCTTCCGTTCCTCGATCTGCTGCGGATAAAACTTCAGCACATGCGAGATGCGCGGGGCTTCTTCCATCGTGCGAGCGGCGTTGTTCACGACTAGGTCGAGCGCCGGCACCATTTCGGAGCGGTTGCGCTTCAGGACTTGGTCGTAATAGACCTTGCGGAACGCCGTCCCCATGATCGGAAGCTGGATCAGAAGCGTGTCGGTGTCGCCCTCCCACTCCTCCATTTCCTCACTGAGCTGATAGCTCATGTGCTCGGATATGCGGTCGGCCTTGGCGCGCTTTTCCCCGTTGGGATCTGCGCCGATCACCTTGGCCTTAACAATACCGCGGGCGGTGTCGACAATCTCGGGATAGGCACGCGCATTGAACTGCAGCGCGGCGACCGTGATCAGCGGGTATTTGACGTTTGAGGCCTTCTCGAAAGGCCAGTTCTTCGCCTCGCGATCCTGAAGAGCGACCTTCATTGCCGTTTCGGCAGAACGCTCCCATTCCTCACGGGACCGCTTGTCAATCTCGAATTCGTCGGTGACACGAAGGCCGATGTTCTTGACCTTATCGTCATCAAGAAGCGTGGCGACGTTGACGGCTTCCGTGTAGCTGAAAAGCTTGTTCAGAACGCTGTCCATGCGGGGCTTGCGGTCTTCCATCAGTACCCCGTCACGCTTGAGCGGCCGACGTTGGCCACATAGCTCGCGCCGTCTTCATCGTCCTCGTCCGAGAACAGCACCGGCTCGGCAAAGGTCAGCGCAACCGCGTCCCATTCATCAGGACTTGCGACGCCGCGCTTCGCCATGTCTTCCTTGCGCTCAAGGAGCAGCCTCGTGAGGCTGTCGTATTTGTATGCCGGGGCGCAGGCATCGGCCTGGAGACTGTCCGAATCCGGAATGTCGACACCGGCCGGCTCTTCCAGCCACTCCTTCGACTTCATCCACATTTCGGCCCGGCGATTGGCAGCGCCACCTTTGGGCTTGCCCTGATCGTCGAGCGGCTGCGGCTCGAATGGCGCAGATCCGAAGTTGATCGGCCGGACGATGCGGCCATAGCCCATTTCGTTCAGCCGGTCATAAACGCCAGCACCGACGCCGCCGACATCTATGAACATACGTTCCGGTCGATATTGCCTGAGCACCTG